CGTGATACTGCTCGAATCTGTGGATACCAGTCGGTTTGAGGCGGTGGTGTACTCAACCAAGGCTACCCACCCGGTTGATCCGGTTATAGTGATTTTGTACTCGGCATTTGATACAAACTTATGGATTTGGACGACCGAAGTCCTTCCTGCCCCCAGCCCATTTAGAGGACCCCCCTTCCACGCCCAAAAAGACTCTTGGGGCGATACCTTAGTATTCAGGAGAAGGGTAACATCGCCAATAGTATTGAACTTAAGGTCGGGTTCATCCGGGCCTGCTGGTACTACCACTTCTGGAGCCGTTTGATAATAAGGCGCCCCCACCTCATGCTTTAGTGGACTAAGGTAGCCAAAGAAGCAATCCTTTTCCCACTGCTCAATACCGTCACCATCTGTGATATCAGTATCCCACACGACTGTCTTCTGGTTTCCCTCAATATCGTGGACATATATGTTTGCTCGGGCGTTGCCATCTGTGTACCCATGACTATTCACCTCCTGCACGACACTAACGACATATCGTTCGCCTGTGTCTCTGTTAATGGTGTGGGTATGTACTTTGTAATCGTTGGGTGACGGGTTAATTGCATCGCCGCCGTCCTTCAGGATGCCCACAAACTCGGTTGGAGGCCTTTTCTCAAGACCCTTGGTTACCGATGGGTTAGCGTTGATCTGTTCTGTACACTGATTACCGAACCGAAGAGCATCCGATTGCTGGGTCACCCCACCCACCAAGTTTGGTGTCGTTGTTGTTATTAGAGCCATTAGCGTCCCACCCTATTGATTACAGAATTTCGACTAAGAACACGGGATACATCGTAGTTATCAAAGATGCTGTGGTCCCCAGTATTACTCTCGAATTCCTTGAGCATAGACAGAGCCCTGAATTCGTCCATGGTATTGAAACTATGGTGATCCCCGGAACCGACAAAACGGTCTTGGAAGATGCGGGATGCACGAATAGTAATATACCGACGAGCAGGCTCAGGAAGTTGATCCCAATCCAAGACATACATTACTGTTGCCTTTAGACTTCCGCCGAATACATCTGTCTGGCCCTTGCGGTCATACAGATAGGAACCCCGTTGGACAATATCATAAGAGCCTGTGTGTTGTGTCTCAAGGTCCACACGGACTACATTATCTCCAACTTTAATACGATCCCCATCGGCACCATCTGGCGTTAGAACAACCTCCCGAACAGTGTTGAAATGCCAGCCTTGCATCTGAACTTCCCTTGTGATTTCAGTAAGGGTGTTCTTTGCGGTTGCAGCATCAGCCTGAAGGGCATCGTCAAGAGAAGAAATTGGAGGTTCCCCAACGGTGCTGAGGATAGTATTCACCGCGTCAACCTCAAGTGTTCTAGTGGCAGCCATATGGATTTCCTTTTCAAAAAAAGGGGGCAACCCACCGAAGCGGGCTACCCCCGGTCACAGGGAGACTAGACCTGATCTTTATTGCACTTAGTCAATGATCTCGAAACAGCATTCGTTCCGAAGGATACCATGACCCATAGCATACTTTGCTACGAGCAGGGTGCCCTGTCGTTCGACACTGTAGTCAGTTTCGACGGCGAGATCCATCAACTTGACGGTACCAACGCCTTCACTCTGGAAGATGCAACCCTTGTTATCCGCGAAGTTAGTCCCAGAGTAGCCCGTGGTGGGTCCGGCGGTATCGTTCATAATACCAGCGTGACCGTGGAGGGCATCGGGGGAAGCATTCTCGTTAACGCGGGGCGGAAGGTGATTACTCTTCATCACGCGGATACCAGCAACGGAAATCACTTCGCCGGGGTTGGCGACTGAGCCGTTACCTTCGTTACCGTAGTCACGGTTGATGGCATCCTTATTGAGAGTGACGAGCGTGTAATAATCCGCTGGTCGCAGAATAGCAAAGCGGTCTGTGCTGGGCACATTGGCTTCGTCCATCTTTTCGGCTGCCTCAAACAAACAATCAACCATCTTGTCACCAGCGGTTGAACCCGCCTGACCAGAGTGGTCAATCTGGGCACCAAGGTACTGTGCGTCTGAATTACCAAAGCGATCAGTACCAGCAAGGGCACCGTTGATTACGCAGCGAATAAGGTTCTTATCTGCGGCGTAGGCCAAGGCACGACCGATCTCGGTGGAATAAATTGACCGAACATCATAGTGATTCTTGGCTTCGTCAATGTTGGCGAGGAAGACTGAGGATACCAGCATGTCATCAATGTAGATAACACGCTCGGCAGCAGCAGGCTTACTCAGGTACTTGGATTCATCAGCGAAACTGTCAGCACCAGTATCATTACCGCCAACAAGAACACTCTCACCCGGCGTGTGGTAGGTTGCAGTTGCAACGCCACTGGTCGGGAACTGGGCACTCTTACCACTGGTAATCGTGCGCACACGGGAAAGCGGGAGCATTACGTTGTTTTCCTCAAAGGTGGTGATAACCTCACCGGCAAAAACCTTCAGGAAAAGTTCGTTAGTCTTTCCGCTTGGAAAAGCATTATCCGAATTAGCATCGTCGCCCATTCGGGCGGGGTCTGCTGAATAATAAAGGGCCATGGTAGTGGACCTCCTAAGTAGTAACTAAATAAAACTAAACAAACTAATATCTTCGGGTCTTAGCCAGAGGTTATCCCACCGCAGTGGGGCCACCTTTTATTCACCGCCGATAAATAAAGGCATCACTGGATCACATTAGGTTTCCGCAGAAACGCGATTACCAGCCTTCATGCCTGCATTGAACGACTTCTCTTTCTCCTTTGCCGTCTTGCTCGCTGTACCCGGCTTGTTCAAGAACAAACCAGCGGTCAACGAAAGGCCAGTCAGCAGGAAGGTTCCGCCCGGCAAAGCCGAAAGGGGTCCTTGAGCCGACTCGGCTCCCATGTTAACCACAGAGGCAAGACTACTCCAGACAAAGTTGGAGCGGTCAATACTATCTTGAAATCTTGTTGTGTTCCCCTCGACAAACTCGACCCATTGGTTCCATGTATACTCAGAGTCATTAAGTGACACCTGAGAGGGAGCCGCAAGGGAGCGTTGGATTCCGGGGGGAACCTTTACTTTAACCATATCACCCAGTGAGCATCCAGAAGCCATGAGCAAACCAAGCCCGATAGCCCCAACCACGACCACAAGGATCATCCCTGTCTTATTTTCTTTAATCCAATTAATCATGTCAACCTCAGATTACGTTAGAGGACTTTAGTCTGTCCTGAACCAAGTTACGGTAGGCTGGGTCCTTCTTGTACCGGGGGTCTCGCATGGCTTCCGTAACCTCAGCGATAGACTGGAATGTGTTGCCGGTGTTTGATGGGGTTTCCCCTTGGATTAACTGTCCACGGGTCCCTCTCTCCTGCTGCATCCTTGCCCACACCCCGGAGACAGCCAGTTTAATCCGGCCCATATCTCCGCTCTTAATGGTCTCATCGAAGGTGTTCTGTTCCTCGGGAGCGAAGTTGTTCTGGCCCCACTGGATCATCCCAGCGTAGTTCTCGGGGCCTCCCACTCCACCCATAATCTCGCTGACCATATTCTGCTGGATAGCCTGCTGGCCCTCAATATAGGCTTCTGTCACATGGGGGGGAATACCAAATTTATCTGAGATTTCTTTGTATGAAGTTTCAGAGAGTTCCCCAGTAGTATTGAACTCTTGGGTATAGGGGGCAACGGTCTCATCAGTCAGGTTTTCAAAGTAGTCCCCTCCGGCCTCTTCTTCCCCTCCCCCTTCTCCCTCTTCATACTCTTCAGTATCGCCCGAAGAAATCTTCTTCTCTGCCTCAGCATATGCCTTAGCCATTTCCTCGGGGCTACTGAACTTATCGGGAAGCCAGTCAGGACGCTCCCCAATGGGGGCCTCTTCCATTTGTGCTTCTTCTTCGGTCACGATATTTTCAGCCACTTCGTTGTCCTGAGGACCCTCGGAGCCTGTTTCACCCCTGCGAATTTCTACCCTGTCCATGTGTTAACCTTCCTGTGGTTGTTGTGCTTGTAATTCTCGCTGCTGCATCATGCCCTGTGAGGCTGCATCAACGACCTGAGGCCCATACTGTTGAGCCATTTGCA